CGATTCGACTGGCGGAAGTCAAGCGCACAACAACACGCCTTTAGCCGTTGCCGCTTATGGTTGGAAACGTGTCAGCTAATACGCCGCCATCCATAAGCCGCTACGCAGGGCTGTACGTTGTTGTGTGTTTGTACTACAGTCGTATGTCTTTTCATCAGCGCTTGACGTTTGCCAGCTTGTACCTTGGTACTCGACGCCAGTGCCGCCACCAACATTGTATGGAACACCGTGGCTATGAGCCGCCAACTCCTCGACGGCCATTTATGCTGTTCGTTTCCACCCATAAACGGCAACCGAAAGAGGTGTATTTTGATGAGCTTTGCCGCCACCAAAAGAAATATTGATAGTTGAGTTAGTAGTGTTTTCTGTTGATAAAGACGGAAATTTAGAAGTGCCATTTTGGGCTGATAAGCAACCCGCTTGATTTTGGTTATTGTTCCAGCGGATAAATTGGCCAACACTACCTGATACAGGCGGCATTTCCTCGACGGCCCTTAAGCTGTACGACGCCAACCATATGCTGCTATTGATGGCTGTACAAGATTATGGGCCTGACTGCCGCCTGTCGAACCTGTCTGTACTTGTGGATATGTGTTTAAATTTATTTCATCTGAATCGTAATCCATACGTGTGCTATATGGGCCTCCACCTGGATTGGCTGTTACATACTGTTGGTGACTATGACTCGGCATTTCCTCGACGGTGAGTTTGTGCATTCTTTCGCCGTATTTTTGCCCTGCCGTGTACGTGTACGAGCCGAAATCATCGGTGCCAGAGCCCTGCGCGATGAGCGTATAGCCTGCGGGCAAAGCTTCCCACGTGCCGCCGAAAAGCGTGGCAGGGCTCGTCGAGTCGTCGCTGAAGTAGTACGAGCCGACAGGATGAGCGTCGAGCTTTGCCTGCTTTTCGATAGCCGCTGTGGCCGTCTTGATGGCAGACGAAATAGCCGCATCCATGGCGTCCTTGAGTGCCGATGCCGTGATAATCTTGTCGCTGGTCCCCGCCTTCGCTTCATCACTGGTGGCTTTATCGGCATTCATGACGGCCTTCGTGACCGTCCACGTGACGCCGTTGTCGGTGATGTCGCCCGCTTTCCAGCTCGGCTCTTCTTCGCTTGACGTGCCCGCTGTCTTGCATCTTGCGACGTAGCCGACAGGGAGAGACGGCGACGTAACGACTGCGCCAGCAGTGTATGCCGTTGCTGGCTGCCAGAGCGTGGCCGTAACGAGCCCTTCCATGACGGTGCCGTAGTTGTCAAAAAGCTGGTACATGTCGCCCTTGGTCGTCGGTGTGGCCGAGGTCGACTTGTTCATGTAGTTTTTGTGGTTGAGCAGTTTAGGGATACTCATTTGCTTTCACTCTCCGTTGTCGTGGTCGTCGTTGTGCTGGTGGCCGCCTCTGGTTTTACGTAGGCGATGCAGTCAGGATTGACACACTTGCCATCTACAAGCTTATGAGCGCAATACTCGCATCTTTTCGGGAGTTTGAATTTCATTTAGAGCGCCTCGCTTTCTTCTTTATACGCGTCCTGTAAATCGGCGAAATCAGACTGGATACTCTTCTGGGCATCGCTGTCACCGCGTAGCAGTGCCGTGGCCATGTCAGCCGTCAGCGACTCGACGGCGGCGTCATAGTCGGCTTTGAGCGGTGCCAGTGCGGCCGCTTTCTTTTCCTCTGCCGTTGGCTCAGCCGGTGCGACATACTCGCGCTTAGCCTTGGCCGCGATGAGCTCGGCGATGCGGTCGATATACGACTGATAGAGTGCATTCGGGTACGCCAAAAAATTGCCGTCGACGACACAGCACTCCTGATTGTCGTCGTAGATGACCATATCGGGAGTACCGGTAAGCCCGGCATCCGTCTTGAAATTGGCGGCGGTGTCAGCGTATTGCTTATCGCCGTCGAGAATTAAAACCTGGCCTTTCAAAATCTGGAATACTTTCATACTTTTCTCCTTTCGAACTGTTGATGAAATGGCTAGTCATGGTCATAGTGTAAGTTGCTCTACGGAAGGGAACCACAATCACGATTTGCCGATTTCGAACGGCGGCAACGGTATGGCTATCCGCTTACTTGATGACGTCCAGTCCTACTCTTTGGGATACAAGACCAGTACTAACGGTGCCCATTCTCACAACATCAGCATCGGCAGCACTGGTGGCAATTCTGCACACGAAAACAGGCAACCGTATCAGGTAGTCAACCGCTGGAAAAGAACCGCTTAAGCAGTCCTGCGCCATCGGTTGACTGCGGTAAAGGGCTGGCGGTTTTCGTGAGCAGCTCCACCGCCCGTGTTGGCGATTGCGATTGTGTGTGAATGACTTGCGTCAATGTGTAAGTGGCCGTTACCTTGCTTCCCTGAATCACCTGCGGCATGGCTATCGCCGTACTTTGAACAACTAACAATCCCACTGGCTTTTACGTTGTCATATTCCGCAGGAAGCGCTGTGTACGTATCGCCAATAAGCGATGCCCACGAAGATGAAGCACTATGCCCGTGACTAGCCATTTCATCAACAGCGATGCGTCATAAAAGTCTGTTGATGAATTAGCCGCTCACTCTCACAGCGGCAGCACGTCAACCAGCGGTGGCCATAACCACACAGCACACGGTACACAAGTCAGCGCAGCCAGTACGAACTGGAGCCGTCACGCTGGCTATGACTACAGTTATGGCGACAGCACGACTAGCTGGAACGGAGACCACTCGCATACCGTGACCGTCGGCAGTACCGGCGGAAATGCGGCCCATGAAAACCGCCAGCCGTTTGAAGTCGTAAACCGCTGGAAGCGGACGGCCTAAGCGGTACGACGCCAACGATTGACGACGGTGTACGGCTGTCTGTTCTCATGGGCGCTGTTGCCGCCGGTATCAGTGATAGTGTGAGAGTGAGATGCGTTGATGGATAAGGTGAATGCCTCTTTATCCCACTGTGTACCGCCGTCCAAACCGGCGGAACCTGTATGAGATGCACCGAAAGCGCCGCTCGTTGAATGCCCGTTTTGTGCAAATATAGAATTAGCAGAGCCATTTATACTCGCTGTAGATACCGCGTGACCATGTGCCGCCAATTCATCAACAGTGATTGTGTGCTTCGCTTCGCCGCCTGTAGCCCCGAGTGCGTAGCTGTATTTCGTGCCGTTTTCGGTATAATCACCGGAGCTGACGAGGACGCGGCCCGGGTCCATCTTGACCCAGGTGGTCCCAGGCCAGAGTTTGTTCGGGTCGTCGTCGGTTGTGGTTTCCCAGACTTCACCAATGGGGTGCACGTCACTGATGACCTGCGTTTTGAAGGCGGCCAGTACGGCGGCCAGCGCGGCAGGCGTGACGATGGTTTTAGCATCGGTGCCGGCTTTGGCCACGTCGTTTGTGGCAAAGTCTACGGTTCGGTACATCATCGTATAGGCGGCCGTGCCGTCGGATGTCGTACTGCCTACGGCGCCCCAAGCAGGCTCGGCACTTCCTGTGGTGCCTGCGGTCGCTACTCTCGCGCAGGAGTTTGCTGGCATATTCGGCGAGTAGATGACCTGCCCGACAACGTACGCCGTGGACGGCTGCCAAAGCGTGACGGCTACCATATCACTCATCACGCTCTGATGGTTTTTTAGATATTCCTGGAATTGCTGTTCGGTCGTGCCTTTACTGGGATCCTCGGCTGACGGATAGTCCAGCATCCCGTCCAGCGTTTGTAATTTCAATACGTCGGCCATGATAGCCCTCCTTTACATTGTCTCGTTGATGAAGCCCTGCCATGTGATATCTACGACGCCGTCGACCTGTTTGCCGGAAGCATCGAGTAGTGCGATACGGCAGGGCGTCCGGGAAAGAATCTTCGGGAATCGCTGTACCGTACCGCTCTGTACCGAGTCGATATGTACGGCTGTGGTATAGTAATTCGGCGTCGTAATTGGCAGTTCGAGCCCTGTTGCTGGCACTTCCAAATCCTCAAAGTGTTCCTGCCGGTCCGGCACATCAATATAAGCGTGCAGTCCTTTGATGATGGTTTCTTGCATACTTGAGTTCTTCGCGACGATACGGATCTGTATAATTGCCCCGGCACGGACCTGCACTTTATCGGACCATTGCTTCCAAAGGTCATTGGTTTCGTCCCAGACAACGGTTTCATCCGAGTCCCAGACGGGTGCATTTTCCTGTGATTCTACCCATGCCGCATCAGCCAGGTCGATACGATAATAGACGACGGCCGGCCCTTCGATATCGGTTTCGAGCCAGAACTGCCCGGATGCCGGCGCGATGAATTCGCCGCTTGCAATGTACGATTGGAAAGAGCTATCCCACATCTTCGCCGCTGCGGTACTCCAGAATTTACGGCCTTTTTCGTGCCACATCTTTTCGGAGTTGATAGCGTGGATATAGCCATCAGAGAGCACGACGCCGTTGTTCGGCAGATCTGCGGAACTGCTGGTTTTAAAGTCTTTATCGTACAGAACGTTTTCCTGCAAAAGGTCGCCCATATCTAAGAGGCAGTACGCGAAATTCACGCTTTCGTTGCCGTTATTGTCGACGGCTTTAATCATGACGGCGTGGGTACCCTGCCTGATCGTACGCGCTTCGTAGGGCTGTGTCGTAACAAGACCGTCCTGGGCCGGAATCCCGGTGTCCCAATTCAGCTCTTTACCCTGCGTATATTTGATGCGAAAGCCCGCGATGTCGTTCGGGTCCGGGTAAGTAAATTTCCACCAATAGCGGCGGGTCCCGGAGGCCAGCTTTTCGACGTTCAGCACTTCGACGTCATCAGGCGGCAAATCAACACCCGTTGTCTTAATATTTGCTTGTACGGCTTTAGATTCCACACCGTCCAGCACCGCACACACCTTCACCAAATACGTATGCGGCGCCATTACGCCGTCGATGGTTGCACTGTTGTTATAAACAGACGTCGCGAGAATCCAAGTACCGCCGTCTGCACTATAATAAACGTGGAATTCATCGTATTTTGTGTTATCGGGGACATCCCACGTCACGTAAATGCTATCGACACTATCGCCTACTGGATTTTTATAAATCTGTTCGACGAGCTTCAAATTAATCGGCGCTTTGAGGGTTGGCTGTGTACTATAGTCGATTTTCGGGTACTTCGAATAATCGACGCTGTAGATGGCTTTATCATACTCGACCGCGGTAATCGCTACTTTTTGTTCGCCGTCGCGCTCTATTTTCGTGATGCGGAACGGCTTTACCGCTTTGTCTTTCAGGCCGAGCGCGTAGTTATCAAACGCCGCTGGTGCGGACCCTGTATCAAATGATTTTGCGACGGCCAGCGTATCCGTTGTCGTTTCTGCCGTAAATGCGGTAACGTCGCGAGTCACGATAGTATCGCTTGCGGACAGCTGTATCATGATCGTATAGCTTTCGTCTTTCGCAAACGTCACCGTCTTATCAAGCTTGACCTGAGTACCATCAACAGAAACGACGCGGCCGCTGGCTACACCGAGCCGCGGCACCTGCGAGTTGATGCCGATGAGGTCGCCGTATTCACACACGAACGCGTTGACATCTGCTGAGAATTGAATGGTCTGTAACTGCCGTTCGTTGGTAGCCAGTGCATACATAGCTTCCCGGTATGCCTGGCTGCGGCTCGACACGCCAAAAAGCGTCAGCTGAGCCGTGTTATCCTGTCCATTTGCGGCGGCGCTGGCGTAGCTGTCCGAGCGAATGAAGAATTCGGTGTTCTTAAAGTCGTTTTCCGTGTCGTTATAGGTAACTTCAAGGCTGTGCGCCCGGTCCTCTGTTGCTGAAAATTCGCCTTTAATAGAAGATGCGATGGTCCGACCTTCGCCGAATACCTGATGAATCGTGCCCGGCTTATCAACGACAACGCCTAACTGCAAGCCGTGCCGTACAAGAGTAGCATGCCCGACGGCGAGCGCCTTATTCGCCGCTTCATACCGTCTGAGAGACGTGTCATAGTACGCGTCGAAACGGAACCGTGGTTCTTTAGAGCCGTCGGCGTTGGTCACTTCCTCATCGGCATAGTCCGCCGCGGCTGCCCACTGGTCAAAATACTGAGTGAACCGCTCTTTTGGGCAGCCGTCAACGTGATATTCATACGCGCCCGTGTTGACGTTATAGAGCCGGCGGCAATGATGCAAAATATCGTAGGCCGCCCAAATCGGATTACGCAAGTCTTTCGTGACGTACTCCTGTTTATTCGGGTCCCAGATGTAACCGACCGTGCGGCGCTGTCGCCAGTTGATACTAGGTACGCCGCCGTTAAGCTGACTTGTCGCTTTTACCCGCATCCCTACAAGCACCTTATTCGGCCGTGTAAAAGCCCCGGTAAAGCTATAAGACGACAGTGTAGACCACTGCATTAGCCCGCAACTGCGACTTGTAATCGGTGTCGTAATCGGTGTTACTTTTACGTCATAGCGATTTGCCGCAAGACCGCTAAAAGTATAAACTTTTCGGACAGACTGATTTGTAGCACGTGATAATGCGTAGTCGCTGCCAATCCAATTACTCGTACCCGTTACTCTGTAGGCGATATTAAATTTAACTTCGAGATTCCCCAGATTCCCGTCATCTTTTTGATAATAAATGCCGGAGGGGAAAGTGACGGTTACTTCCAGTTTATTCACTTCGTCACTGTCGGTGCTTCTTATGACAGCAACGCCCTCTTTGAGCGTCAAATCGATGCTTTGGTCTGCAACGGTATCTGGAAAAAAAGAGATAGCTGTCTGATCATTTGTCCCAAGCCGCGTTTCAATCTGACAATCCGAAAAATTTTCGATCGGCGTATGTTCAATACGAATATCCTTGATACTGTCCACCGGACCGTAGCCGCCACAATACAGCACGTTGAGGTACTGCGTGTTTTCGTCGGCTGTCTCTACATGGCACATCAAGAGCTGCGGTGACGGGATACATTCACCGAACGTTTCGCCAATGACATTGCCCTCCTGTGTCTGTACACTAGGCAGGTCCCAGCCATAAGTCGTAGAACTGCGGTCATCAACGCCGCGGGAAGCCGTCTGATTCAGGTGAAAAACGCTGTTGATGATTTTGCCACCAAGAATAAGGACAGCCCCAGTCACCAGGGACCGCGCCCAAAGACTTGTGATGCCAAAGGTCCAATGCGGTGCGGCGATGAGAAGACCGACCGTCAAAACCGTACCTAAGAATTTTTTAAAGCCGTGTCCGGCGACATGCGGGACGACGAGAACCTGCATCCCGTCTTTCGGGCAAAACGTTTCCGGGTGTTTCGCCCACATACCCGCGACATACGCATCGCGATCTGTTAAATCAGCGTAGCCGTTCAGCGTCATTCCCGCAATATATGGTTTTGATACGACATGCGTCTCCGGATGCTCCGCGAAGACATCCTTTACGTAAATGATGTCAATCATGTCTTATCCTCCTGCCACTTATAAAAGCCGGCGATTCTGGGAAGCCAGCGGCGCACTCGGTCCACGACAACACTCGTATTGTATGCGTGAATGAACTCGCCGTACCCGACATACACGCCGCAATGATTCGCCCAGCCCTCATCAGCTAAGCGGATAACGACGAGGCACCCTTCTTCGGGGGCTTTTAGTGGCACCCAATGCGAGTGCGTCCGCTGAAACTCAAACTGCTGACTGATAACTTTAAAGTCACGTGGATCAAACGGATTATTTGGCAATTCAATCCCCTGGCGGCGATACATTTCCATTGCAAGGCCCCAACAGTCAAGCCCTTTTTTAGGGTCCCGACCGAAATCTTTATAGGGAACGCCGATAAGGTCATCATACCTATACATAATTACCGACCATCCCCTGTTCTCCTCCAAAACGTTGCTTGATGCGACATTCTTTGAGTGTATTATTACAAGCGCTCGCGGTGCCGTTGTACCCGCAGCGAATATCTTTAAAACGGTACGGGCAAAAGTTCACCATGTAACAGTTCAGTGGGAATTTGTAATACAGCTCTGGCGAGCATCCAAGCTTAAAGGTAATCCACTGTTCGTCGTAACTTACGGAATTGACGGAAAACTCGATTGTCATTAAGGCGTCCGTCCGGTCCAGCAGGTTTTCGTGTACCAGGTACAGCGTCACTTTCGCATCAGCCAGTCCGTTATATTCCTGCAAATACGACTGAATCAGCCCGCCGCAATTACTGATTGTAAGGTCAACGGTCGGGATGGTCTGCCCGTCAGAGGTTACGGTACCGATATCAAAGGGAAAGCGGACGTACGTCTGCTTATTCCAGACGACGTCCTCTGTATTCCTTGCTAAATAAATCGGTGATTCCAGCTTGTCGTGTTCAATTTTCAGTAAAATCAGAAACGGCGCGTCCGAAGCGAGTTTGTTCTTTTCGAGGACGGCCGCGGCTTCCCAGTCCAGCATAGTTACACCTCTTCAAACTTCAAAGTCACGGACCAACCCATTGGATGATAATATTGACAACTAAGGTCGTCCGTAAAGCGTACCGCGTGCGTTTCTTTGAGGGAGTAATCGGTAAAATCAAATTGATCATACGTCCCGACACTCTTGAAGAAGTTCCGCAGCACGTTTAACTGGTCATCCGTCAGGCAAGTCCAGGTATACGTCATTGTTTCTTTGATGCGGGTATTTCGCGGCCGCGTCTGCTTGTAGCCGCCGTCTGTTTCAGACGTAATGGTATTTGCGGCCAGCGTGATTAGATGTGTGTCGCCGCTGTTTGAAGCTTCACTAATCACGGGTGCTGGCAATTGGTCGGCTGGAAATTTTTTACTCATCTATCTCACCCCCAGGGCGGCTTTTAAATTCGTAGCCGAGCCATCAACATTATTGTTGACGTCTTCGACGACAGCATTCAGGATCCAGCGCCGCATACGGTTATCATAGTGGCTGTCCTTGACAGACACATTCGCGCTCGAATTGTTGATGATATTTACGACAGGCGCGTTACCGCCGTTAGTGCCCTGCTGGGCGGCGACGATACCACGGGCCATCTGATCATAGGTATTCGAGTTCAACGGGAAGATGCCTTCGTCGTCATTCCCTTCGCCTACCATCGCAAGCGTCGGCGCCGTGACCTTGCCGCCGGCGGCGAAAGCCGGAATAGACTGCCCCAGAATCGAGACGCCGGTATTTAACGACAGCCCAGAAGAAGCCGCGCCCGTAATCGAAGCCGTAGGAAGCCCCCACGCGGCCGCAGTCGGATTGGTGATCTTTGTGCCCATACCCAGGAAGCCACCCAGAAGGCCCATCGTGATCTTCGCGGCGGCCCACTGTGCGGCAATCTTGACGATGGTATCGAGGATGACCTTACCCATGTT